CCGGCCAGTGGGCAACTTTTTTCGAGGCTGTTCAGGTCTCGTAACCAAGCGTGCGGGGCGGCCAGTTCTTGGTGGCTCTGTAACCGTCCCGCGCGACCTTTCAAAGCCACCAGTAAGCCACCAAGGAGGGCCACAGTGAGCAAAACCAAACTGCTCTGGCACAGCAACGCGCCATGGGCGGCGACAGGGTACGGTCAGCAGACCGCGCTAATGACGCAGGCGCTAACCGACCAGTACGACGTCGCTATCAGTTCGTTCTGGGGGCTAGAGGCCGCACAGATCATCTGGAACGACATTCGCGTGTACCCGGGGATGGGCGGCGAGTACGGCAACCAGTCCCTTATCCCGCACGCGAAGAACTATTTCGGCGGGAACGAACGGGACGGGCTCGTGGTGAGCCTGATGGACGTGTGGGTCCTTGACGCGCGCATGGCGTCACAGTTGAACATGGCGTGTTGGGTGCCCGTGGACCATGACCCTGCCCCGCCGGCCGTGTCGAACTTTTTCATCAATTCGGGGGCTATCCCGATTTGCATGTCTAGGTTCGGGCAGCGGATGTTGGGCCGGTTGGACCCGTTGTATGTGCCTCACGCGGTGGACCGCCGGTTTTATAAGCCGTATGACGGGAAGCGGGTGCGTGAGGAGGTGGGGCTTCCGGAGGGCGCGTTCCTTGTGGGGATGGTGGCGGCGAATAAGGGCCGTCCGTCACGTAAGGGGTTTTCTCAGGCGTTCCAGGCGTTCAAGAAACTGTCGGACGCGCATGACAATGCGTACTTGTATCTGCATACGGTGACGGACCCTGACGTGTCGGTGGGGGAGAATATCGCGGCGATTCTCACGTCGTTGGACGTGCCGGATGACCGTGTGTTGCAGGCGGACCAGTACCGGATGATGTTGGACCCGTACGCCCCGTCCACGATGGGCAAGCTGTACAGCACGATGGACGTTCTGTTGAATCCGTCGATGGGCGAGGGGTTCGGTATCCCTGTCCTTGAGGCTCAGGCTTGCGGAACACCGGCGATTGTGACGGATTTCACGGCTATGCGGGAGGTGTGCCAGGCGGGCTGGCATGTGAAGTATGACCGGATGTGGACGGGCCAGTTGTCGTGGCAGGCGGTCCCGGACGTGGACGACATTTATTCCGCGTTGGAGGAGTGTTACAGCATGAAGCCGGGCGCTAGGGCGGCGATGTCGCAGGCGGCCCGGCGGCACGCGGCATCGTACGATTTGCCTCGGGTTGTGAAGGAGCACATGTTGCCGGCGTTGCGTGAGGTGGAGCAGCGTTTGGGGAATCAGCGGCCGGTCAGGATCGCGCCGCGACTTAGGGCGGCGGCATGAGTTACTTTGGGTGTACTTGTGGGGTCTATGGCAAGCCTCACTGCCACACGGGCGGCGATTGTCCCCCACAGACGCCAAGAACATCGGGACGACGCTGGTGTGTCTATGGCGGGATTGGCTGCAACGTTGACCACGACGCCTTAGCGCTCCAAAGCACCGATACCGACGCCAAGGTGAACCATCTGCTGAGAACGGCGGGGTTCCGATGAGGGTTGGCTGGTTGGCTGATGAGGCGACTCTTACGGGCGGAGCGGAACTGACGCAGGCGGAGTTCAAGGTTGCGGCACCGGATGGCGTGGAGATTGTGGATTGCCCCGCGGAGGGCGTCGACCCGACGTGTGACCTGTACGTCGTCCACAACTGTGTCGGGTACGAACGTGACCGGGATTTCAACTGGCCCGGACACAAGCCTGTCGTCAAGTATTGGCACGATGTTGGCCCGCATCTCCAAGAGGGCGTCAAAGACTGGCTGAACACGAACGCCCGGCCGGTGTGTTGCTCGCCCGTACAAGCCGATTACATGGGCCTCAGGGACGCTGTGTGCATCCCGCCGCCCGTGGACCTGTCCCGGTTCGAACAGGTGGCAGCCTCGGTGAACGGGGACCGTGCCGGGTTCGTGTCCGTCGGGTCATGGCGCAACTACGGGAAGGCCCCGCACAAAGCGCAGGAGTGGGGTCAGGCGAACGGGCACAGCATCGACTTTTACGGGGACGGCATGTTTCGGCCGGTCGGGTCGGAGGGCGTCCCGTACGACGAAATGCCTGCCCTGCTCGCCCGTTACAAGACGTTCGTGTTTTTGCCGATGGTGTTGGAACCGTTCGGCAGGCTCGTGGTTGAGGCGTGGGCGGCGGGGTGCGAGGTGATCACGAACAATCTGGTCGGGGCCAGGTATTGGATTGAGCGGGATCCGGACGCGATTGAGACGGCCGCTGAGGATTTCTGGGCGGTGGTGCTCTCGTGACGTCTTTGGATGCGGTCCGGGCGGGCTGGGATGAGGCGGCCCGGCAGGACGCCATGTTCAACATTGTGACGTTCGCGGACAAGGTCAACGGGGGTTGGACGCCCGAGGACTTTTTCGCGCACGGCCAGGTCGAGATTGACGCGGCAATGGAACGCCTCAAAATGTTCGGGCTGGGCGACAGGCACGGCGAACCCCTGAGCACCGCCCTTGACTTCGGTTGCGGCGTTGGCCGGCTGACACGGGCTCTCGCGCACTGGTACGGGGGCGTGGACGGCGTCGACATTTCCGAGGAGATGGTCGCCCTTGCCCGCAAGCACGTGGAGCCTGAGGAGCGGGTCGCGTACTACGTGAACGGCAACCCGGACTTGAGCTTGTTCGAGGATGACCGGTACGACCTCGTGTATTCGATGATCGTTCTTCAGCACATGCCGCAAGAGTTCCAGCACGGGTACGTCCAAGAGTTTTTCCGGGTTTTGAAGCCGGGCGGCGTGGCGATGTTCGAGATTCCGGACGGCCCGGACTACAGGCATCCGCACGAGTGGCTGAGCATGTTCGGGGTGCCTCGCGGGACGGTTGAGGGCTGGGTCACGGGCGCGGGCGGCACTCTGGTGGACGTGGAGTTGTTGCCTGAGCCGTCGGTGTGGGATTGCTTGCGGTACACGGCGGTCCTTGACACGGCCCTGTAGACTAGTCGTCATGTCTACACAAGCCGCCACTGTGCGCAGCATGGTTGTGCTGTCCGCGAGTATTCATGATCCGCTTGAGCCACGCCGAATGGTGTTGACGCGGTCTACGGTCGTTCGGGTTGAGCACTTCTCGGACGATGCGCTGACCAAGGTTGTTGAGATGGCCCTTGAGATCGCTCCCGATGTCGAGGAATGGGACAGGTACGCATGAGTCACCATCTCATTACGGGCGGGGCTGGGTTCATCGGATCCAATCTCGCCCACCGGCTCGTCCGGAAGGGCCACACCGTCACGGTCCTAGACCGGATGAGCCGCGGCAAGATCGAACGGCTACCCGCGGGCGTCGAGTTCATCGCCGGGGACATCCGCGACCCGAAACTCGTTCGCAGGGCGATGGTCAACGCCAGGACTGTTTGGCATCTCGCGTACGTGCAAGGCACCCAGACGTTTTACGCGGACCCGAGGGACGTGATCGATGTCGCCCTTACCGGGACGATGAACGTGCTTCACGCGTGCGAGAGCGTCCCGTGGAAACCGGACCTGTTTCTCGTGTCGTCTAGCGAGGTGTATCAGGAGCCGCCGGCTGGCATGTTCCCGACGGACGAATTGGTGCCTCTTGTGGTGCCGGATGTGACTAATCCGCGGTACAGCTATGGGGCGGGGAAGATTGCGGGTGAGGTTGCGGCCCTGGCGTTTTCTCAGGCTGGCGTGGTTGACCGGGCGGTGATTGCTCGTCCGCATAACGTGTATGGCCCGGACATGGGCAACAAGCATGTGATCCCGGAGTTCGCGAATCGGATGCTTGACCTGATGGATCGTGGCGAGCACGAGTTTCACATTCAGGGCACGGGCCGCGAGACACGGTCATTTTGTTTCATTGACGACTGCATCGACGCGTTCATGGTCCTGTTAGAGCACGGGGAGGACCGGAACGTGTATCACGTCGGCAACCCGTACGAGGAACACGCTATCGCCGGCGTGGCTTCCCAGATTGCGTCATGGTTCGGTTGGGCTATTGAGATTGTTCCGGGCAGGTTGCCGAAGGGTTCCCCGGTTCGTCGACTCCCGGATATCGGGAAGATTGCACGGCTCGGGTTTGACCCGTCGTGGACGCTCCGTGAGGGCTTGAAGCCTACGTTGGAGTGGTACGCGGCGACGGCTGTAGGTGCGGCATGACTCTTGGCGAACTTCTCCAAATGCTTTGTCTATCCCTAGAGGATTTGGCTGAGTGCGAGGTCGGGAAGGTGCACCCTAAGCACGGGGCGCTAGTTCAGGCCCGTATCAACGGTGAAGAGTTCGGCGGGCGTACGGTCGAGATCGAAATTATGGTGCGAGGATGACCGCCTGCCATGTCTGCGGCAACCAGTACCTAGAACCCGTCCTGTCCCTCGGGTCAAGCCCCCCGACGTGCGCGATGCAACCGGTTGCAAAACCGCGCGGACCCGAAACCCATTACCCGCTGGACCTCCTGTACTGCCATAACTGCACGCTCGCCCAACTGTCGGTGCAGGTGCCCCCGGGCGAACTGTTCCCGGCGGACTATCCGTACTCCTCGGGGAATTCGCAGGCGTTGCATGACAATTTCCGGAGCCTGGCTCGTGAGGCGGAGAGTTACGCGGGCGGACTCAGTCGTGACGACCTGGTTGTGGATATCGGTGCGAACGACGGCACGTTGTTGTCGAAGTTCAACGGGGTCCGCAAGGTGGGCGTGGAGCCCACACAGCAGGGCCGGCACATGGTCGAGTCGGACGCGCAATGGTGGGAAGGAACCTTTTACGAGAGGTCTGCGTTCGCGCTCAATAGACGTTACGGCCAGGCGAAGGTCATCACAGCCTGCAATGTCCTGGCTCACGTCCAAGACGTTCACGACGTTATGCGAGGCATCGACAACTTGTTAGCCTCGGACGGGATTCTGGTTGTGGAGAACCATGATCTCGCGTCGATTGTGGACGGCGGCCAGTGGGACACGGTCTACCACGAGCACCTTCGGTATTTCAGTCCGTACAGTTTCGACAAACTGTTGGCTCAGTACGGGATAAAGGCGGCGGCGTCCCATCGGATTCCCACGCATGGTGGCTCATTCCGGATTGTCGCGGAGCGCGTGGAGCCAGGGTTCGATTTGCTACTGCCCCGCCGCGAGTTTGATTTTGACCACCTCGTCAATGACGCTTGGGCGGTTCGCAACGAACTACGACGGACCTTGAATGGTCACGAAGCGGCCGGCGTCGGGGCTACGGCACGCGCGACCACGATCATCAATTATTGCGGGCTGGACGCTGAGGACTTCTCGTGCGTGTACGAGGTGCCTGGGTCGGAGAAGATTGGCCGGTTCATTCCGGGGACCCGTATCCCGGTGGTGTCCGAGGAGGACATCGTGGCGGATGACCCGCGGGCGGTCGTGTTGTTTTCGTGGCATTTGAAGGATGTGATTGTCCCGAAGCTCAGGGAGCGCGGGTTCGAGGGCGAGATTATTGTTCCGTTGCCGAGTCTGGTTACGGCATGACCGGCCGGTTCGAAGATCACCGTGGTGTCATCCAGGACTTGTTTGACGGTGAGCCCGTTTACGTGACGCACATCACCACGAAGAAAGGGCACGTTCGCGGGAATCATGTGCACCGTGAAACAACCCAGTGGACACATGTTCTAACAGGTTGGCTCAGGGTGTCTACGGATGGTGCGGAATCTGATTTGCGGGCGGGGGAGTTCATCCAGCATTATCCGAATGATGCGCATGCGTGGCGGGCTGTGGAGGACACCGAGTGTTTGGTGTATACGCGTGGGCCGCGTGGCAGGGATTTCGAGTCGGACACGTTTCGTCTTGAGGAGCCGCTTCTATGAAGGTCGCGATTATCGGGCTGGGCGTTATCGGCACCGCACAGGTCGACATGTTTCACGAGCACGACCTCGTGACGTACGACCCTCAGGATCACGACACGTACCCGGACCGTGAGATACGCGCTTGTGATTTCGCGATTGTGTGTGTCGGGACTCCCGAGGGCCCAGACGGGCGAGCCAACCTGGATTATGTGTGGACCGCGGCTGTCGATCAGTTGCCGAAGACTGTTCCGGTTGCGCTCAGGTCAACAGTTCCGCCCGGCACAACGGACCTACTGTTCGGCGGGCAAAAGATCAGGCATTACGTTCACATCCCGGAGTTCATGGGCGAAAACGTTCTGCACTCCTGGCAACACCCCACCGACGTGCCGTACATGATCATCGGTGGCCGGCCCGAGGCCACAGTGTTTTTCCGGGACAAGTTCACGCGCGTGTTCCCCGGCACTATTCATACGTGCACGGCGAAAGAGTCGGAGCTTGCGAAGTACGCCGCGAACTTGTATTGGGCGACTAGGGTGACGTTTGTGAACGAGTTCGCGAAGGTGTGCGAGTCGTTCGGCGTGGATTATGAGCGTGTGCGTGAGGCGTGGTTGCAGGATCCGCGTATGTCGAAGGTGTATACGCAGCGTGCGGGGTATCCGCCTGGGTTTGATGGCCGGTGTTGGCCGAAGGATTTGGCGGCGTTGATTGGGGCGAGCGGGGACGCTGGCTATTTCCCGATGTTCCTGAAGTCTGTCCAGACTTGTAACGACCGGTTCCGGTATCCCGATGGTGGCGACTGGACCGGTTACGGCGACGCGTCGGATTTCTTCATGTCGGGTGGGTCATGACCCCGACGTGGGACATACTCATCTGTTCCATCCCGCACCGCACCCTCCTCCTAATCGACCTCCTCACCGAACTAGAACGGCAACACCAACCAGGAGTCGGGATCCTTGTCTGCCGCGACAACGTCGAAATGCCGTACGGCGACAAATGCCAGAAACTACTTGAAGCCTCAGACGCCGACTATGTCTCGTTCCTTGACGATGACGACTGGATCGTCGGGGACTTCGTGCACGTCATCCGTGAAGCCCTGCGTGAAGAACCGGATTATGTCGGGTTCAAAGTGAAGTACACGGAGGACGGCGTCCCGCAAATGCCTGTGATTCATTCGTTGGAACACAACGGTTGGCATAACACGCCTGACGCCCTGTACCGGGACATCGTGCATTTCAACCCGATTCGCCGCGACCTCGCGTTACAGGCTAGGTGGAGCGGCGGGGGCGGGGCGGACCGGGATTGGGCGGACCATCTCCGCAAGTTGAACATTGTGAACACGCAAGTGTTCATTGACCGGGAGATCCATCATTACCGGCATGAGGGCTGGACGTTCAGCGTGCCGGAAAGGTTGGCTGACCCGCCTCCTGCCCCGGACGGGTTCAACAAGGTGACATGGGTCGCCTAGCACTCATTGTCCCGTCCCGTGGACGACCCGGCAGTATCGCCCGGCTCCTAGAAGCAATGGACCGCACATGCCGAGGCGAAACAGACCTGATTGTCGGCGTGGACGAAGACGACCCGTCCGCCGGTGAGTATCTCGGGTTCTCCAACTGCGAGGTGATTGTCAAACCCGGGATGCAAGGCCGGCTAGTCCAGTGGTTGAACACGTTGGCTGTCCCGGCCGCTAACGATTACAGCTTTCTAGGCCATATCGGGGATGACAACCTGCCGCGAACGGTCGGTTGGGACGTCAAGATCATGGAGTCGTTGGAACGTCAGGGGAAGGTGGGGTTCGCGTTCGGTGACGACCTTGACCCGGGCCGTCCTCCGGGGACCTTGTCCATCCACATTTTCATGACGAGCAATGTGGTGCGTAGGCTCGGGTATATGGGCCCGCCAGCCATTCAGCACATGTACGTTGACCCGGTGTGGTTCGCGTGGGGTCAAGCCACATCCATTGATTTCTTGCCAGACGTGGTGTTGGAGCATTTGCATTACACGTTGGGGAAGTCACCGGCTGACGCGTCGTATGAGGCGAGCACGGGGAAGATTCCGGCGGATTGCACGGCTTACAACGAGTATTGTGCGGATGGGTTGAACCGGGATGTTGAGCGGTTGGGCGGGACGCCGTTTTCGGTGGAGTCGTTGGCGGCGTTCAATCGGTCGTTGAATATTCCGCCGAGGTGGGCGGCGTGATCTCGGTTCTGTTGGCGACGACTGGCCGGCCTGATGGTGCGGAGGCGTGTGTCCGTAGCCTGATCGACACGACCGACGATTACGACATCCAATTGGTCACGGCCGTGGATGCGGACGGCGAAACAATGAACCGGCTTGCGGCGATTGACCGCGAGGCCCCGCTCCGGTTTCAGTGGGCTGTGTCCTACCGTGACGAAATGCGTGGCTCGTCCAAGGCATGGAATGACGCCCTCGCCTACGCGACCGGGGACCCTGTGGTACTCGCCGCGGACGACCTTGAATTCCAGCCAGGATGGCTAGACGCCGCCCTGGCGACCCTCTCCGAGTTCGAGGGCGGTTGGGGGTTCGTCGGATTCAACGACGGGCACTGGAACGGCCACACGGACTTTTCGACGCACTACCTGATGTCCCGCCGGTTCATCGCGGAGCACATGGGCGGCGTGGTTGCGTGGGATTGCTACAAGCACAGTTTCAACGACCGGGAAGCGAACGCGCGGGCACGACGGGCGGTCCGTTACGCGTGGTGCGAGAACGCGCACGTGACGCACAACCATTGGATTTTCGGGGACCGGGCGCAGGACGGGACAGACACGCGCCTGCTGGGTTTGCATCCGGTTTCAGAACGGGCGTTCCTATACCGTGAGGCCCAAGGGTTCCCTGACGATTTCGAGCCGGTGATCACATGCTGAAGTCCCGCATCCCCCATATCGTCATCGAAATCGACATTCTCACCCAGGACGGCATCGACGCCGGCGCGGAACTCGTGGAACAGGAAGCGAAAGCACGGGTGCCTGTCGCGACCGGGAAGCTCCATGACGCCATTCACACGGACGACGGGAAACTCAAGGTGTACGTGGTTGCCGGGGATGATGAGGCGTGGTACGGGCATCTTGTGGAACACGGAACTACGAGGGTTCCGCCGCGTCCGTTTCTTGTGCCTTCGTTGGAGGCGAACCGCGGGAATGTTGAGGACGAGGTCCGTAAGAGACTGGGGTCCCTGTGAACAGTGACCTTGGGTGGGCTATCACGTTCGATTACATGCAGCGGTATCAACGCGAGCGGCACGACATGCGTCCTTTCGTCCTGGAAGACGATGAGGAGTACAGCGACCTTCCGGCCGGTTACGTGGCGTGGACCGTCGGTCTTGACGAGCGGTGGCGGAAAGCTCATGAGATGTTTTTCGCGGACCGCATCGACGTTGACGAGTTCGAGGATGAGATTGGCCGGTTGCTTCCCGGACGTATTGAGGCGGGGCTGGTATGAGCACCGCTGTCCGTAGAGCCATTTACGGCAAACTGTCCGGGGACACGACCCTCAACAACCTTCTCGGCACGCCCGCGTCGGGCTACACGAAATCCATTTACCACCAGGAAGCACCATCATCCGCAAACTATCCGTTCGTGATAATCAACAAGCAGTCCGGGGTTCCGACCGAAGCGTTCGGGGACCCGTCCGCGCTCGACGAGGACATCTGGCTTATCAAAGGGATAGACCGGAACACGAGCGCCGACAACGCCGAAGCCATCCAGGCCCGGTGCATCGCACTACTCAACGACTCCAACATCAGCATTTCTGGCGTGACGACCCTGTATCTTCGTCGGCAGTCAGATGTTGAATACGCGGAGATCGACGACGGAATACGGTTCCAGCATGCCGGGAGCCTGTTCCGTCTCGTCACCGACTAAAGGCCACCGCCTAAGCCACCAAGCGGGGTGCCGTCAACGGACGGTCAGCCCGAGTCCTCCCGTACCCCTCCGGGGCGGGACTACTCCTACCCGTAAGGGGAAGCCAGCATGGCTAAGCAGGTGTTCACGAACGGCTACATTGCCGTAAACGGCACGAGCCTTTCCGACCACGCGTCAAACATCACGATTGAGGACGCCGCCGAAGAGATCGACTTCACGTCGTTCTCAGCGAACGGTTACCGGGAGATCGGCCCTGGCCTGAAGGACGCGACCGTTACGGCCACGTTCTTCCAGGATTTCGCGGCCGCGTCGGTTCACACGATTCTTCAGCCGTTGTACCAGGCGGGCGGCACGTTCGCCCTTGAGATCCGTCCCGTCAACGCAACCGTGACGGCCACGAACCCGAAGGCGACCATGACCGCGCGCCTGTACTCGTACGCGGGTATCGCCGGCGGGGTCGGTGAGGCGCTCACGATGGACTGCTCGTTCC